CAGAACCCGACCATCGATAGGTCTTGTTCGTGTCGATCGTGACGTAGATCTTGCCGGTCTCGCCGGTACCAGGGAGCGACGCAAGGTTCGCGGCCTCGACAACATCGTCCACATAAGACGGAAGCTGTGCGGACGGAACCTTCCCCGCCGCATCGAGTGAGGCGTAGCCATTGGCGACGCCCTTGTTCGATGCGACCTCCTTCTGGCCGAGCTCTGTATTGAGCCCGGTGAAGTTGGCGTCGACTTCTTGGTGGGTAAGAGCGGAGCCCTTACCCGAGCGAGTCGTGATCGTTGCCACGTTCTATCAGTCCTCGGAGATCGTGAGAGTTCCGACCGCAAATTCCGGGATGATGAGATTCGACACTGCGAGCGATGCGGTGAGCGCGCCCTTGTAGAGGATCTTCCCCGCGCCCGAGGAGCCGGTGCCGACTGCGAAGTGGGTGATCGCGTTCGATCCGCCGGTGCACTGCGGGAAGGTGATCGCTGCGGCGTTCGTGACGGAGTTGTTCGTCACGGTCCATCCGCTCGAGGTTCGCACGACAGCGACGCGCGCGTAGCCGGTGTAGTTGGCCTCGCTCGTCGTCTGATCGCCACCCTCACCGACGTCGCCGGTGTGCAGCGAGACGTAGAGGTTCGTGTTCGGCGAGCTCGCCGCGTTGTCCGCCAGGTTGGCGATCGCTGCCCCCTGGAAGAACAGCTTCATCAGATCGTTCTCGAATGTGTTGCCCTTGGACATTTTGGTCTCCTGTTAGATCGCGTCGCGCAGTGCTACTCGCGGGAAGCATTCAAGCGCCGTCTCGCGTGTTGCGTTGTAAATCTCCAACTTCGGGTGTCGTTGCGCCGCCTCGTTAAAGGCGGACGCGAAGATCGAATAGGGCGAGCTCTTGTTGAGCGCGCCAGGGTGATCACCAAACCAGTGCCGCCTCGAGCCCGACATCTTCATGTCGAAGCCAAGCAGCAGGATCGGCGAGCAGCTTGCAAGGATTGCCAGGTTCAGCGCCTGGAATCCCGAGTTGTCGCCGCGATGAATCACGCCGCGCTCGAGCGAGAAGCCCGGCCGGTCGATGCTCTCCACAAAATGCAGACGCCATCGCCTCGCAGCTCCGGCGTCCTGGGTAACCCGTAACCCATCAAAAGCGCGCGCGCCCTCGTGCAGATCCCACCAGTCGCCGTCGGCTGCGTACAGCACGTCGGCCCAGGGCGCGAGCTTGTAGTTGTCGTTGACGACGATGACCGCCGCACGTCCGCGGCAGTAGTTGACGTCGTCCGCGGTAAGACTAGGTCCGCTCGCGACGACGACGCACGGGCGTCGCTCGATCTTCGCGAAACGGTTCCGGCGCACCGCCGAGCGCCTGGTGTTCCGTTGGTCCTGGGAGCTCTGGGATCTTCCCCTCTCGAGCGGCCCATCCGTTGAGAAGCGCGACGTCAGCGAGCTCGCCCGTGAGCTCGTCGCCGACCTGGTAGTCGCGCGCGTGATATTCGCCGTCCGGGACGCCCCGGAACGGATGCTTGACGATGATCTTCATTTGGAAGACCAGAGCGGGAGGTTGCCCTCCCGCCCTGGTTGGCTCCTGGCTGATTAGGCCGCGGCGATCTTGAGAACCTTGACCGCCTGGTTGTCGGTGACCTTGCCACCGACGCGCTTGCGGAAGATCCACTTCACCTGGCCCGGCGAGGTGACCTCGTCCATCGTCACGCGAAGGCCGACCAGGTCGACAATCGTGTAACCCGCACGGAAGTCACCGAAGGCGATCGGGAACGCATTCGCGGCCACATCGGCCATGTCCTCGTTCTCGACCACCGCGTAACCGAGCAGCGTGCTCGGCATACCGGCAGCAAGGCCCGGCGACCAGAGGTAATTGCCCTCGGCATCCTTGAACTTGCGAACCGACGCGAGGACGCCCTTGTTCATCATGAACCGAGCGTTCGCGCGGTAGCCCGCCTTCAGCTTGTGGATCAAGGTGATCAAAGCGTCCGACGGGTTGGAGGCCGCGAAGTCCGAGGCACCGCCCGAGAGGACGAACTGGTGCGAACCGAACGCGAGGGTCGCGTCGTCGTTCGCGCTCTTGGTCGCAACCATCAAGCCGGTCGGCTTGTTGGTGCCGTTGCCCGAGGTGAAGGCGGTGCCTTCAGCAGCGGCAAACGCGACCGAGACCGAGTTCGTGAGCCATCCGGCGACATCAAAGAAGATGTCGTTCAGTGACTCCTCGGAGGCCTTCGGGTAAGCGTAGAGGGTGCCGAAGGTCGGAGCCACTTCGCCGAGCGACGGCGTGTTGCTCTCCGAGCGGGCGCCGTTCTCACCGGCCCACGCAGTGCCTGTGCCGAGCGTATCGACCAGGACCTTATAGTCCGGGCTCGACGCCGTCACGACCGAGGCGACCTGGCGCATCGGCGAGACGTTGGTGAGCTGCGTGATGATGGCGCGCGAAATCTCCTCCGGCACGGCGTAGCCGCCCGCAGCAGAACCGCCCGAGCCGGTCGTGTATACAGCCTTGCGCTCCGCGTCCTGGAGGGCGGCGATCGCCTTCTGGTCGCGCGGGCTGCGGATGTAGTTCACGAAGGCCGACTTGTGCTCGTCTTCCTTCTTGCCCTCGCTCGAGCCAGACACGACGAACCGCGCAGCCTTTGCTGCGGCATCTTCGGCCGACTTCTTGGCCTCGATGGCGCTGTTGAGGGCGCCGTCGATCTTCTCGAGGATCTCCTTGCGCTCGGATTCCGAGCGGCTCTTCGTGGCAGCGTCGGCAGCCTTGAAGGCTTCCCACTCGCGGCCGAGCGTCTCGATGACGCTCTTGATCTCTGTGGACATTTTCGTTTCTCCTAAAAAGAAAAAAGGCCCTTTCGGGCCCTGGGGTTTTTGCTGCGTTGCGCTTCCGGTCAGTCTCGGAGTCTTCCGAGAAGCTCCTGGAGAGCGGCGGTCACATCGTCATCGACAGTGGCGTCGGTCTCTGCGTCACGCAGATCCGAGTCACCGAAGCCATGCGCTGTGATCTGCTTGGCTTCTCGACGAGAGAATCCGGCGTCACGCAGGAACCTCTCGAAATCTTTGGGCGAGCTGATTGCGTCAGCCTTGACGCCGGTGATGCGCGCCTCGGAGTTGGCCGGGAATGTCACCGGCGAAACCTCCCAGAGCTGCACATCGGTCAACACGCGCGAGTCGTTCTCGCGGTCGACCTGGTAGGTGCGGGTCGTGTAACCGATCGACAGCCCGGTCAGCGCGCCGAGCTTGATCAGCTCTCGCGCCTCTTTGCCGCGCTGCGTCTCGGCGAGCTTCCCCTTCACAAAGAGACCGCGATCATCCTCGCGCATCTCCGTCCAGACACCGATCGGCTCGTCGGGGTTGTGCTGCCAGAGAAGCGCGGGCATCCGGCCGGAGGCCTTCGCCTCCTCGAGCGACTTCGCGAACGCGCCAGGCGCGACGATGTCGCTGTAGCTGTCGAGGTTTCCGAAGACGGAGCCGTAGCCCTCGATCACTCCGGAGTCGTCGATCGCCTTAATCTCGGCGGCGACGTTGAATCGTTTCGTGTCCATTGCGTGTCCTCATGCCGCGCCAGGAGGCGCGACGTCTGAAAGTTCGGTTGGTGCGCCTGCCGGGCGCATATTCATCGGCTCGAGGTAGATGTCGCCCTCGTCTATCGGGTTCAGATCCTCGAGGCGACGGATGTCGTTGACCGAGAGCCATCCCCAGTTGCGCCCGATCGCGTAGGCGTCGTATCGCGACTTGATGTCACCGCGCAGCAGTCCCTCGGCGGAGAGCTTCGGGAAGTAGACGTTCGGCGCCGTAATCAGATCCCGCGTGATCGACTGCTCCCATCGCGCCATCCAGGGCCCGATGCAGTGCGCCAGGAAGTCGAGCGACTGGTGCTCGATGTTCGAGAACGTCGCGCGCGAGAGATCGCCGATCATGTGCGGAGGGACACGGAACAGGCCCGCGATCTCCGAGCGTTGAAACTCGCGCGTCTGGAGGAACTGCGAGTCGTCGTTCGAGAGCGAGAGCCGCTCGATCGACATGCCCTCCTCGAGGAGCGCGGTGCGGCGGGTGTTGCCGCTGCCCGCGTAGGCCGAGTTCCAGGTGTCCTTCAGTCGCCCCGCGGCCTCGGCCGAAAGCTTCTGCGGATGCTTGAGAATCACTCCAGGCGTCGCGTCGTTCCGGTAGAACCGACCCGCATATTCCTGGGTCGCGTAAGCGACACCGATCGCATCGCGACCGGCCTCGATCACGCCCTGCGGTTGCACGCCGTCGCTTGTTCTGTATCGAAGCGTGAAGACGTCCTCGGCGAGCAAGGTGATCGTGT